GATCGTTGTTTATTCTTTCGTACAGGTCTGAACCGTCGGAAGAATGTCGCCATCCGAAGCAGTTGCCGTGTCCTTGCTCACGCTCGTGGCTTTCCACGCAGGGCCTTGGGTTTGGAAACACTTGTGCTTTCGCTCTTGGGTTTCCTTTGGCCTTGAAGTGCTCAAGCGACAATGGGACTTCTTTGCTTACATGAGCTTACCGTGGAGGAAGGTTGTTGTCTCAGACGTGTTCCCTCAGACTGAGGGTTTCTTTCGTTATCGCAACCTTGACGATGAGAGTTGTCCGGTCACTTATTATTATCGATTTCCTGTGGCCGATGGCGGGAAACTGATGCGCCTTGAACCATCCGGTGGGTCTGGGTTTGATGAAGATTTCCGTGTTAATTGGCGTTGGAGTGAGCCTCAACCCACTACTTGTGGTGAGTCAGCTCTCCCAGACGCAAGGGTTTCAAGGAGCTTGGATCAAGCTCTCTGGAAAGGGGCTTTCAGAGTTAACACTTCCAGTGGAGTCTATGACAGCATGGGTTTGAACATCGCAGGGTGCGCTCTCCTTTGCGGTCACTCTGTGAAGGGTAAAGATTTCGTTGTGCTTTCCGGGGGTAATTCCAAGGCCGCAGGCGTCAAGATAGCCGTCAACAGGTTTTCCATTCCTTCATCTTATATTGAAGGAGGGGCGACTGATTTCGCTGTCGCACGCTTGACTGGCAATGAGTGGGCCGCTATCGGAGCCAAAGCCTTGTCTTCAAAGGATTTTGCTTCTCCGAACGCAGGTTCGATTGACATCCAGTACGGTCAAGGTTCCGAAGGAATTCTCTTTGTGTCAGAAGGGAGACTCCCACAACAGGCTAAGGCTGTGGAGAGGGCCGGTTTGGTTTTCCATCAAGTCTCAACTCAGCCTGGTTCGAGTGGAGGAGCTTTGCGTCGTTTTGTTGGAGGCGTTCCCAAGTACGTCGGCTTCCATGTTGCTCGCCCTCAAGGAAAGTTTATTGACTTGACAGGCAAGTACAATGTGGCTGTCAGCTTCGACATCATCTTTTCGTACATGAGGTCCGTGGGGTTGTACTACGACTCGGTCTTCGCTGCTGTTATGAAAGCTGCCGTTGGAGAGTCTTTGGATTATGACAACGACAATGTCAAGGATCCGCTGGACTTTCACAGGACTTCTCAAGAATGCTATGAAGACGACGAGTTGTGGGAAGCCACCCAAGACCGCATAATGAACGAACTCTATGGTGATAGAAGTCAAGCTTATGAAGGTCACGTTGGAAGGCGTTTTCGCCGACGTGGAGACGACGAGCCGGTGGGCGAGAGCTTACCCGTTGTGGTTGAAAACGACGATGATAATGGAGATGATGAAGAAGCTCCTGCCAATCTTTCAATTTCTACTTCTCCTAATGCTGGACTTCCTGCGCCGCCCGGTCTCCTTTCGCCTAAGAGCGTTGGAGAGAACACAACTAGTTTGTCGCTCTCAACAGTCGTGAAAGGGACCGTGGCTGCTGCCGCAGTTTGCCTCCCGTTCGCCTTGGACCTTGCTGCTGTCAAGAAGCAGGTCATCAACGGCGATTTCTCTTTTGCTCCCGCTTTGAAGTCCGCGGTTGAGCTGCATGGTGTCGATGCCGTTCACGAATTTGTTTTGTCTTCTGATGCTTTTTCGGTCTATCGCTCTTACATGGATGTCGTCCAGCCCACGTGGTTTCCTTTTGGTGATGTGATGCCAGATGAGAATGGGAAAGCTTTCTTCGAGAAAGTTGGGGAGTATAGAGTTGATGGTGTAAAGTCAGCCACCACTCCTGACCGTAAGAAGAAGTCTAAACCAATGTCTGATGTTGCTAAAGAACGCGCTGCCGCGATCAAAGCATTGTTAAAGGACCTAGGATGCGAGGGCGATGAATGGGTCACCCCAGAGAACTCTAGAGCTAACATTTCAGCTTCGATGAAGGCGCATGCCAAGCTTGCTTCTGTTGATCCTCCAGTTGCATCCGCAGCTGATTGGGAGAAAGCTTTTGAGGCAGGCATCGCTGATTTTGATACCACTTTGTTGAAATCGCATGCTCAGCAAGGATTTGAAGGCTGGTACAAGCTCGCTGCCACTCTGGCGGACACATCCTCGGGTGTTTCGGCTAGATTTCGTAGGCAGAATAAGAGACAGTGGGCAACCGACCCGGAATTGTTGTTAGCGATGATCGATTTGGTTCAGTGTAGGTTGGTTTTGATGTTGATCCATGCTGACAGCGTCTCTGGGTACACTCCCGAGCAAGCTGTGAAGTTTGGGTTGAAAGACGTTCTGCTTTTGTCCGTCAAGCAAGAGCCTCATGCTCCGAAGAAAGCTAAGCAAGGACGTTACAGAATGATATGGATCAGCTCGTTGATTGACTGCTTTGTTCAAAAGCTATTGCACAAGGCTTTG